TATTGACAGGACCATTCACATTTATGTTCACGGCTCCTGCCGGTACATTAACTGTCAACAGGTGCTGCGCCCTGTCATATTCGATATATGTCCCGTCACCGAAAAGCATGGCCCGCTTGTCGTTGGTTTTGAGATCCGGTTCGTTGTTTGCCGAATATAAAGATCCCAAAACAAACCCGCTTGCGTTGCCTGTAGGCAAAAAGGCGCACAAAACATATTCGCCAATATCAGGCATCCAATAAGCTCTATTCTTTAGCGTTTGGGTTTGGAGCACCGAAAGCTCGTAGGAAACTAAATTATGTGCTTCAAAGACAACTCGCGCTGTTGCCTTTTCGGGGTATACCGCAGACACTTTGCCTACACGCAAAACGCCTTTTATGTTATCCATCAATATCCCTCCAGCGTCTTGCGCAGCTCCAACTTTGTTTCATAGGCAGGACCTGAATGCGTTGCGCTCTCAATCGCATATTTGCCGTCAAACTTGCCGAAACCCGCCAAAGAAACATTGACCCCGGCGACAAGCGTGGGATTGCCAAACAGGGTCATGCTTGCCGTATTTTCCGATGCGTTGGCCTTGCGCAGCTTTCTTTTGCACAGCTTTTCCGCTTCGGCTATGCTGCTTACCCTTTCGTTTATGACGAGAGTCTTTTTGCCCGGTGGAGAATTGGGCGGAGTAAAGGTATATGTTATCGGATCTTCCCATATAGTTGATTGATATTCGACCCTCGCGGCAGAATATATCTTTCGCATAGAAGACGAAAAGGAATAGGAGATGATGTCGGATGTGCCTCTTGTTATCGTTGCTATACTGGGGGCCGCATCGTATTTCTCGTCATCCAAAATTATGATTTTATCGCTTGATACCTTTAGCCTTAGTGCGGCCTTATCACACAACCCCTGAAGAAACGATAAATCGGCCTCCTCCGACTGCTCTATTCTGTCATATTCCGGGTCATAATCGCTATCGAACATAAGCTCAAGCTGTGCATCAGTCGCGATGTCGCCGGCAATAGCAGACAGCATGGTATCTTCCCAGGCTCTTGTCTTTGTTTCGTCCACAAGCGACGATCTGACAGGAACAGATACGCCCTTCAGTGTCATGATATCCGGTGGCCCATCATAGGCTATCTCATCTATTTCAAAGGAACCTAACGGCAGAATGCGTGTAGTATTTGGGCTGTCCCAATCATAGACAATCAACGATGCCGTCAGTTTGGCGCCTTTTTGTGGATACCAACCTGTACGCCATAATCCTTTCTTGTCATCCAATACAACCTGTAAATCGTCTGCCTTTTGGTCAGAGTTGTCCTGATATGAAAAACTAATAAGATAATCCTGGAGATCGGCAGTTATGTTCACATTGTTATATGTCAGCGATAAAGTCGCACGCCTTAGCTTACCCATGCTACGCGCCTCGCTTCCACGGGGGGAGCGTTTTGGGCAGTTCCACCTGAATATCCGGAATATTCAACACAACATCCGCAGGGAATACAACATAAAGCAAATAAGCAGGATTGGCATCCAGCAGCGTATGCATATATAATTCCGCACCTGACTGCTCGCCATAAACCTTATAAGCAATGTAATCCCATGTATCTCCCTGCACCGTTGTATATTTACGCATAGCTCAATCTCCCCTGCTGTGCCAGGAAGGCCTTAAGCCTGGCCTCAAATTCTTCCTGTGCCTTTCTTTCGGCTCTAAGCACTTCGCTCCTAATTTGCTCCGGGTTAACCCCGCCTTGCTCGTAAATGTTTATAACAGGCGATGCCGGCGAATAGGTAATGTTAATTGGCGGAGCCGTAATCCCAGTTCTGCTTTCCCTGATGGCACCTAACAGCCGCTCCAATGGCAGTATCGCTTCCGGACCTTTTTCTGCCACCATGGCCACATGCGGGGTTGCGAATACGCCACCCTCGGCGTGTCCTGGCACAGGCGCAGGAGCTGCTGCCGGAGCCTTTATCTGCTCGATCATCTCTATGTTTACGCCCTTGCCCCCGACTATTGGCAGCCAGCTCGGCAGCTTTATCTTGTTGAGCTTATCTATGAACCAATTGACCTTGTCAATTACCCAGTTGAGGGCATTTATTACAGTTTGAAACATAGACGTAGCCCCGGATGTAATGATGTCCCAAAGGCTACCCAAAGATGTCGGCCAAATAACACCGCCCAAGAAGGAAATAAGGGCATCCATCTTCTCAACTATGAAGTTATAAGCAGAAGCACCGCTGGATATCAGGATGTTCCATAGATGGCCAAGGGATTCGGGCCATCTTATCGCAGACAAGTATGAAAGCAGCTGCGAAAACTTATCCATCACGAAACTGTACGCATTGGCCGCTCCGGAAGCAAGCGCATCTAATATCTTGCCCAAAGAAGATATTGGAGCTATGTTATTTAGAAATGCAATCAGGCCTGACGTTTTTTCTTTAACCGCTCTAAAGGCGCCGATGGCCGCTGATTCAAAAGGCCACCAAATGTCAGGAAGTTTAATCTTGCCCATAATGTCCATTATTTTTTCTGGAATAGCAGATATTACTTCTAATGGGAATTTTGCTACATCCCAGACAATCTTGGGCATTAAGCTGACGTCCGGTATTTTGATTTTGCCAAGGACTGATATAAAATCCCATAGCTTGCCTATAACAGCCACAATGGCGCGCGGTCCGGCGCCAATTACATCCCACAATGTGTTTATGATTGCCCTTACGGTCTCACTCTTTTTGTATAGAATGGTCAGCCCAGCCACAAGGCCGGCAACAGCCATCACGACGAGACCTATCGGGTTGGCCGAAAGGGCTGCGTTAAGAAGCCATTGTGCTGCTGTCCATAGTTTTGTACCAACTGCTACAGCCTTGGTTGCAACGTTATAAGCGATAATCTTACTAACGGATAGCAACTTACTGCTTAGGCCCAAAACAATGTTTAAACCTTTTTGAGCAAGCGCCCAAGCTTTAGCCGAGACAGTCGCAACTTTTGTGGCTATATTATTTTTTACTATCCATACATAAAAACGTGCAAGCTTAACTAACACAGATCCGATTGCAAATCCGATGACAGCTATCGCAATTTTTAAAGCTAACATGGCTGATGTAGCATATATCAAAATCTTTGTGAGCCCCTCGTGTTTTTCCATCCAACTGGTAATCTTGCCTATAACTTGCGCAACAGAATGAGCCATTTCAGCAAGTGGTGGCAAGAGGACACTACCGATAGTAACACCTAGCTTCATTATTGTATTCATTAAAAGTTGCAAGCTATTGGCTGTCGTTGCAGAGCGAGCCTCAAATTCTTTTTCCATACTTCCTGCATATTGCGTTGCGTCACCAACTTTACGCAAGTTTTCTTCCAATTGCTCAACGTTTGTCACTAACGGAGCTATTGCGGCAACGCTCTCACGACCAAATAGATCGGTCAATATAGCCGCACGCTTATGCTCTGGGATTTTTCTTAGGGCATTAACAACGGCAAGAATCGCGCCCTGCGCATCCTCCTGCATCATTTTGGCCATTTGTGTTGCACTTAATCCCAATGCCTTGAATGCACTTTTTTGTTTTTTAGTGGCAGATGCTCCTGAAGTTAATCGTAGAATTAAATTTTTAATTCCTGTCGCAGCTATTTCTTCTCCTACACCAACGCTGACCATTGTTGTACCGAGAGCAGCTATCTCTCTTGCGGTCGCTCCACCTATCTCGCCCAAAGGCCCAATTCTGGTTACTATGTCCGAGATTTTTGGTGCAGAAGCGGCAGTGGTATTGCCTAAATAATTGATTTGATCGGCAAGTTCGTTAACTTCCTTTTGACTCATTCTAAAAGCCGTACGCCACTGAGCCATCATCTGCCCTGCCTGTTCAGCCGTAATATCAAAAGCAACACCCATTTTAGCTGCACTTTCCGCAAAAGAAAGAAGTTCATTTCTTGCAATTCCTGCCTGGCCCGCAGCTGCAACAATATCAGCTAAACCACGAGCCGTCATAGGTATTCGCTGGGAAAGAGATAAAATGTCTTCCCCCATTTCCTTATATTGCTGTGGTGTTTCAAAGTCGATAACTTTGCGCACGTCTGCCATAGCTGACTCAAAATCGACGGCAAGCTTCACTGGAGCAGCAAGAGTTGCTGCTGCGGCAACTGCACCAAGCATTTTCCCACGCATTCTCGACTGGAATGCTTCCGCCTTACCCTGCAACTCAATCGCCCTAGCAAGCCTTTTTTGTGCCTGTTCAGCCTTATTTAATTCAGTTGTCAGCCTAGATTGAGCTGCTCTATATTGTTCTGTAGAGATAGCGCCGGATTTATAGTTTTGCTCAAGCTCTTTTAATTCCTTTTTTAAGGAGCGTACTTTATATTGGGATTCCTGAAGAACAGAAGTGGCAGATTTAAAAGATTGACTAAAGCTTGAATTTACTTTACCAGCTATTTCTATTGCTAGTTCATATGTTTTTGCCATTTCTGCCACCCCCCCTCTTTTAGAATATCCGAAGCTATTTCAAGCCACTTACCAAGTTCAGTAAGTGGTATACCCATCCAGTAGCTAACAGGCGTATAAGTGCTCATAGAAAGCGAAAGCGAAATGCGCATGATCAGTTCGACACCTTTTTTGTTGAGTCCTACTTCAGCAAAAAATTTTGCACAGCAATTGTAATAGCGGTAAAATCCCTTGCAGGCAAATTATTGATATCTTCTACGTTTACCCCGCTTGCCTTAGCTGCAACAATTGCGAGATATTGTTTCGAAAACTCAGGAATGACGATATTTTCACCTAAAAGCTGCGCCTCTCTTGATGCGTTAATAATGTCGTTACCAGTTAGTTTGTCAAAATCAAGATTTATTTCTTTTACTTCTGTTCCATTAACCATAATTGGCTGACTAAGTTTGATCTTCATGATGATCCTCCTACTCGATGCCTAGAGCAGCTTTAACCTGAAGCAGATAATCTACGCCTGCTATCTTGCATATATAGTTGAACTTGTCGATTTCTACGAGAGTTGAACCATCGACATCGACCTTAAGGTATACGACCTCAAACACGTTTGATGCGCCTGCCGTTACGCCAACATCTAAATTCCCCAAATTGACTGACGTTTTGGGAATCGCACGCAGCACTACCCTTACTGGTCTAACGAAATACCGGCCAGCCCCAGCATCGTAAATCTGGCTTGCACCTCTTAGGTCAAGGTTATGCGCTTTTTGAGCTGCTAGCTCAAGTGTGGGTTTCTCAACGGTCCTCCAGTTAAGCGTGCATGTCATGCTGCCGAAATGGCCAAGCGTAGGGCTGTCCACCTCACCGGCCAAGCCCGCACCCTTCACCGTTTCCGTCATTGCTTCCACACTTGGAAGCTCTACATCGGCAACTCCTATTAAATCCGTGCCGTCAAGGTATACCCTAAAATTTATAAGCTTTTCCGGTACTTGATTCGCCATCTTTTATCACCCCTTTACGCTGCAAACAGCGTTTCGAGATATTGTGGATCGTACTCGACTATGAAATCGATCTCGCGAGCCGGAGCGGGAGGCGTGACATACACATGGAAGCGAATGATGCCATCGATTAGATCGGTCGTTGGGTTCTCGTCGCGATTAAACTCGACCCTTCCCCCAAGGATGAACTGTCTTGCGGCAAGCCCGTTGAGCCAGATATTTGCCGAATCCACTATCGTCTCCACAAGTCTCCTCGTGATCGGATAGTCAACTTTCTGCCAGAATGTGAGCACAAGGGTATTGCCTATCCAGTCAAACATCCTCCGGATAGGGATAAAGGTGTCTTTAACATCGGTCATGCTGGGATATGCTCCGGTCCTGTTGCCCCAGGCTCTCCAACCGCCTATGAAGTTAAGCGCAGTGACTACGCCCTGCCCATTCAGGTATGCTGCCTGCTCCGGGCCAAGGGCAACTTCTTTCCCATTAGCAACTGCACCATTGGCCTGAATTGACTTGTTTGATGGGCTTACGTAGGGCACGTCATCGTTTTGCGAATCTACCTTGCACATTACCCCGGCCAGCTGCGTGGAAAGATGAAACTCTTTAGTCCCAAGTTTTATCTTCGGCCAGCAGACAACCTGTCGCTCATAGATAAAGTTGTTCTGATTCTTCCACTCTGAGAC